AAGGCTGGAGTACGTCGTGGCAGACAGCGCCGAGGACACCAACCCGGACGTTGCATAGGTCAGGTTCGGGGCCGTGAACTTCGCCCAGGTGTTGTCCTGCCAGTTCCACTCAAGGATGGTGTCGCAGTCGTTCTGGTTCACCGAGGGGAAGCAGATCCATACAGCCGTCTCTTGCGGGTTCAGGCAGACGAAAGACCGTGCAGCATTGGCCGAGTCCATCGTGGCGGTCAGATAGCCTCTGACAACCCCCTCGGCAATCGAGATGGACTCACCGCCAGAGTGCAGCCTGACATCCCCGTTGGTCAGGAACACGTGCCCCTTGGGGGTGTTGACAACGCACCCGCGAGTCAAGAGACCGTCTTTGCCGGGAAGCTGCTGGAAGCTGAAGATGCCATCCCCGCCGATGTAGCGCGCGGCGTACCGGCCTTCTTGCCCATAGACGATCAGTGCGTCCCCCAGCGGGAGCGCATCGACCAAATGACCCACGCCGACTAGATCCTGCTCGCCAGCGTCGTTCGTCGCCGCAGCCGTCCACGCAGTGGGGAGTGACCCAGGATCGGCTGCATTGCTCCACATGATCCGATACGGGTACTTCGTGCCGGCCTTCGTGACAGCAAGGGCAAACAGGTAGTTCTTGAATGCCCGCATAGCGTCGGCCTTGGTGCCCGCCGTCCAACCGCCAATCGTCGCCAGGTTCGTCGCAACGTTCCCGTTCCAGTACATGGGGTCGTCCACCCCGTTGTTGCAGACGAAAACGCCGTTGAAGTCAAACCCGGTCCAGCGGTCATCCCTCGCGCCAGTCGGAGCGGTTCCAGTGATGTCGGTACGGGTCGAGCCATCGTCGGCAAAGGCCGTCGCAATCCCCAACTGGATCAGGAACCGAGACGTAGACGTGCTGAATGTCCCGATCCAGTACGGAGTAGCCGTGGGCGTCGTGTAGGCGGCAGTGATCCCCTTGCGGCGGATGGCGAAGCCGTTACGAAACCTGACATTCGATCCATCGGACCAAACGCCAGTCGCAAGCTCGCTGGGCAAGAGGTCCAGATTCAGACCCTTCCCGCACTCCTGAATCGGGAGGAGCATGGTTAGATCGGTCGGATGTAGGCAGCTTGGAAATACGTCGAGTACGCAGCCGCTTCCAGGCTAGCGGCCCCGCCACTGGACTGATAGACATACAGTTCTACGTAGTCGGTGGACCCATTGAGTGAAACCAGCGCACATCCAACAGCCCCCGGAACAGATTCGGAACCTCCTGCCTGAAGACCGCGCTTGTGTTCCACCCCATTTTTGTAAATGGTCAGACGCGAAGCTGCGACATCGGTGAGGAAGTGAACGGCTCCGCACACCATGTAGAGGCCGGCAACGTCCGGAGTAAACCTGTAGTTCGTGGTGCTGTCGAAGTTGTTGCCGAAGTCGTATTCCTCGGACCCGAACTGCACCTTGGTAAGGGTAGCGTTCGGGATCGACTGAGAAACAGACTGATATGCGCTGAAAGCCCGGCCGCCGTTCAACTGCGTGTGCGTCGGCGTCACGGCCCCGGTAACGTTCGGGAACGTCGCCTTCACCGTGGATTTGATCAGCCGCATGTGATCGTCAGCTTGCGAGACGGGATCGGCCGCCGTGGGGTTCGTGGTGACCAGATCGGAGATGTACGTCCCCGTCTCCAGGCCAGCCCATACACCAGTGAGCGCCGTCAGGCCAAGGACGAATGAAAGGGCGAGTTTGCGAGCGAGCTTTTTCACATCATTCCCCAATGAAAATGTTTGAGCGCCGCGCAACCCCGATGTCAGTGCGCAGTTCTGCCTGTTTGCTGCGGGCGTCAGCAGCCTTGAGGGATTGGCTGGACTTCACGTATTTCGACTCCCAGGTGTTGAACACCTCGGCGTCCTGTGCCCAGCGCGCGTACTCCGACATGCACGCAGCTAGGTACACGTCAGGACGACGGGTCAGGAGCGCATTCGTCGTGTTGGAGTCGGACAGGTTGGATTTCTTGAGCATCCGGAACTTGGCCGAGTAGGCTTCGCCAGCCGGATAGTCGAACCTGATGTTGGAACCGTCGATAGCCCAGAATTGAGGCTGCGTCGATGAGGCGTAGTAGGGAAGCTGCTGCGGCAGAACCTTCTGCAGCAAAACCCGCTCACTGTCCACAATCAGCCAGAGCGCGATGTCAGAGACGTAGCCGCTCGGCAAAGCGACGTAGTTCTGATCTAGCGTGAGGGTCAGATCCTCCTCGGACTCCATGTCCTTGAGCACAAGCTCGTCGTACATGCGAGCCTCGGCCATAGCGATGAATTCCGGAATCCGGTCGGTGAACGATGTGTCGTCCCGATGGGCGTAGTTCTGCAGCGCAGTCTGAAGCTGCGCAAAGGTGGAAATCGCCATTTACTGCACCTTGCGCGGACGGCCTGGCTTGCGGCGCGGCACGGTGGCGATAGGGACCGGCTCTTCATAGCTGGCCTTTAGCACTTCCTCGGGCATCAGGCAGGCCGGCTCAAAGGTTTTTGGCACTTCGACAGACCAGCCCCAGCCCTTGAGACGCTCCACCTCGCTGTTGTCATAGACGTGCGTGGCTCCGTGCCGGGGGTGAATCATGCGGATGGTTGGCATTGCTCGCTCCATTCGCTGCCGCCAGGTTGACGCAGCAGGAATTCATGGAAGTTGCCGGGATACGCTTTCTCGGCGGTGTGGTGCGTCAACTCCAGGTCGGGAACGATCCAGATCGGGCCGCACTTCTCGCGCCAGCGGCGGGCAAAGGCATAGTCCTCGCCGTACCAAGTAAAGTCGTGCGCTCCGTGGTTGAACAGGTCAGTGCAAGGAGCAAACCTGTCCCCGTAGGACAGCTCCGGGTATTCCTTCATGAAGCGGTTCACACCGTCCTTCGTGATCTTCAGGAACCCAGCAGGGATGGAGTGGGCCAGCAGGCACCCATCTTCCCGAACAGTCGGGGTGCCGTCTGCTTTGGGGATCAGCGCACCCATGTATTCCTCCTCGTCCTTCTTGAAGCGGTACGTTCCGGCGATCACATCGCCCTTCGTCTCGATCAGCTTCAGTAGGTCTTGAGGACGCCAGGACAGGTCATGGTCGATGAACACGACGACATCGGCCTTGCCGTCCATGGCCTTGCGCAGCATCTTGGAGCGTGCCGCGCTGATATAGGGACAGCCTTGCTCGATAACCAATCCCTCTTCCCACCCGGCCGCCGTGATGAGCGGGATGGAATCGCGCAGGCTGTCAGTGCACTGCTGGTAGGGCTTGGTGAGCGTCGGGATGCAGAATACGACTTTCATCGAAAAGGCCCTCCCCGAAGGGAGGGCGCTTCACTTAGGCCGTAGCCCAGATGCCAAGACCGATCAGGGTCTTCTGGATCTCCTGCACCGCAGCGAGCTGCGTAGCGCCGAAGTCAGTCGAGGTCGCCAGAGCGCTGGTCGCGTGGACCGCACTGGAGTACGGGCGCTGCACCACCGGCACTGCGCCGTAGAAGGCGACCTTTTCGGTGGCGGAACCGCCCCACTGCGAGCCGTCGGGCGAACCGTAGTCGATCCGTTCGTAAGAAGCCATGATGTTTCTCCTTGTTCAGGTGGCTCAGTTCGTGATTCGCGCGGCCCACTCAGGGCGCAGTGCCGCAAAACCATAAAGAATGTCCAGACGGACCAGCAGTTCGTCGTTGCGGATGTCCGAGGCCATCCACACACGCAGCGACAGGCCGTCCATCTGCTTGCGTACGCACTTGGCCGCGTCGTCCATCAGCGGCAGATCGGCCGTGACGAAGGCGAACGCGTCTTGGTGGTACACAAGGTTCTGGCGGTAGGCCGTGGAAGCGGAACCGACAGCAGTCAGCGTCTTGCTGTTGAAGTCGGTCGTCGCCAGTTGCGTGCCATCGGCCTTGCACACGTTCTGCTTCGCGCCGGTCAGGTACGTCGCCGGGCTGATGGTGAAGTCACCACCCGAGCCGGTTCCTGCGGTGTTCACGAACTGCTGCAGGTAGCCCAGGCTCGCCTTCGTCTCCGGATGGCAGGCGTAGACACCA